ATAGATAACTATAATATAAACAAGGATCATTTGATTATAGAAGGAGAGGCACAAGAAATAGAGGAAAGGACAATAACACATGAAACAACCTAAATTTGTATCTGGTCCTCCAGGTACAGGAAAAACTCATTTATTTTTAATAGATAAATATAAAGAGTTATTAAAAAAATATGAACCAGAAAAAATAATTATGTTATCTCACACAAATGTAGCTGCAGATGAATTAAAAGATGCTATTTTAGATTTACCAGAAATGAAAGAAAGAGGTTTAAGAAAAAAATTTTTTAAATATAAAATATGTACGATACATGCCTTTTGTAGAAGTAAACTATTAAAAAAAGAATTAATAACTTATGCAGATTATCTTAATCTGTGTGTAGAAAATAGTGGTTTTAAAACACAAAGAGTGACTCAATCAGAATTTGATAATGACAAACATAAATTTTTTAAATTTCTTGGTGATTCTTTTGGACAAGGAAGAACAATAAAAGAGCATTGGAACTCTTTAAAAGAAACCAGTTCTAATTATTACCCTTATAATAATTTTAGAATGATTTATGAAATGAAAGAAGTCTATGATAATTATAAAAAAGTTAATCAAGTGTGTGATTATAATGACATGATAAAAGATTTTATAGATCACGCAGTTGTTCCAGACATAGATGTTTTAATAGTGGATGAGGCTCAAGACAGTAACATACCTCAGTTAAAAGCTTTAAAAAAAATGTCTACAAATGTAAAAGAATATTACATGGTAGGAGATGCGGATCAAACTATATTTGAATTTGCTGGTGCTAATGCAGATTATTTTCATAAACTTTCTAAAGATGCAGAACAATTAGAACAAGGTTTAAGATGCGGAGAAACAATAAATACATTATGTAAAGAAATAATAAAACCTATATGGGACCATTATGGATATGAAAGAGTTTGGAAACCTGCAAAAAATATTGTTGGAACACATTACTATTTACCGAGTCTTACTACAGATTGTTCGGCTATGGAAACTTTATTAGATAAAATAAAAAATACTAAAGAAACTTTTTTATTTACTTACAGAGGAGTACCTTCTGGAAAATGGGCAAGATCTTTTTTACACTATCATGGAATAGAGTTTTGTCATGTAGGTAGCGACCCTTATGTTTCTAAAAAAGAAATAAGATGTCATAAAACATGGCCAGAATTTGTAAATGGAAAACAAGTTCCTTTAAAACAAATAAAAGAATTTTGGAATTACATGGGTCAACAAGTTATTGTAAGGGGAAAAGGAGAAGCGACTTTTGAAGATTGGATAAATAAAGATTATTCTATTCATGAGCTAATAGAAAAAAAATATTTACGTCCAGAAAGCCTTGATTTTACTGACTTTTATCACACAAGAATTAAATCAAAAACAAATGAAGAAAAAATTATGTACATAAATAATTTAATAAGAGATGGAGTAGATACAGAAGGGGAAACAAGAGTTTATTATGGAAACATACATAAAGTAAAAGGACAAACTTACGACAATGTAATAGTCGATGAAACTTGTACTAGACGAGAAGACTACTTTACTCAACTAAGATTAAAATATGTAGCATACAGTAGAGGTAGGGTAGATTGTTGGACCGTAGCATCACAAGATAGATACACATTAGGAAAAAAACATGACAATTTTAATTATAATTACTTACAACACTAAGGAAAAACATGACGGATAAATCTATATTTAAAGGAATGGGTTATAAATCACTAGACAAACAACACGGCGGGAATCACTACAAACAATTTAGCATACAACCTGCAGAGTTTATAAATGAAAATAAATTTTTATTTGCAGAAGGCAACGCTATAAAGTATATTTGTAGGCATTCTATGAAAGGAAAAGAAGAGGATATTAAGAAAGCAATACACTATTTAGAAATGATATTAGAGAGGGATTATAATGTGTAAGACACCAGAAGATTTAGATTTAAATGGTATAGATACAGTTGCAGTAGACTTAGAAACTTACGATCCTAATTTAAAAACAAAAGGTTCGGGTGCTTTAAGAGGAGATGGTTTTGTGTGTGGAGTTGCAATTGCTACTGGAAAAGAAACTGTGTATTTTAATATTAGTCACTCAGATATAGATATGTCTTTAGATAAAAAAATAAAATTTTGGGAAGCTTTAGATGAAAAATTATTTCAAAATGAAAAGATAACAAAAGTATTTCATAATGCAATGTATGATGTATGTTGGATTAGATCTATTACAGGTAAAAAAATGAAAGGTCGTATTGTGGATACAATGATTGCGGCATCTGTAATTGATGAAAACCGATTTCAGTACTCTTTAGATTCTTTATCCAAAGATTTTTTAAAAGAAAGAAAAGGAGGATATGATTTACAAGAAAAAGTTCTTGCTTGGTCTAAAGGAACAATCAAAGATCCGATGAGTAATATGCATAAGTTACCTGCATCTATTGTAAAAGATTATGCTAAACAAGACGTTAATTTAACTTTAAAATTGTGGAAACTTTTTGATAAAAAAATTGACGAAGTATTATACATAAAACCTGAAGACAATGAAAAGAAAACTTCTAGAAATATTTTTGAATTAGAGACAGAATTATTTCCTTGTTTGGTTGACATGAAATTCAAAGGCGTTAAAATTGATGTCCAAAAAGCAAAGGACTTTGGCCAACGTTTAGAAAAACGTAAAAACAATTTAATTAAAATTATTAAAGCTAGAACTGGTATAGATGTACAAATTTGGGCAGCTTCTTCGTTAAAAAATCTTTTAGAAAATCAAGAAATTACAGACTACAAAAAAACACCTAAATCTGGAATGCCACAATTACCAGGAGATTATTTAAGAACACACAAAAATAGATTTTTAAGATTTGTAGCTAAAGCTAGAGAATGTGACAAAGCTAAAAATACTTTTGTAGAAGGGCTATTAGGTTTTGTTCATAATGGAAGAATACATGCAGATATAAATCAAATTAGAGGAGAACATGGAGGAACAGTTACAGGTAGATTTTCTATGAGTAACCCTAACCTTCAGCAAATTCCTTCTAAAGGTTATATAGGCAAAAAAATGAGAGAGTTATTTATTCCTGAAACTGGAAGTGATTGGTACAGTTTTGACTATAGTCAACAAGAGCCACGTATTGTTGTGCACTATGCTATTAAATTAGGTATGGATGGAACAGATGATCTAAAAGAAGAGTTTGATAAAGAAGATGCTGATTTTCATCAGATTGTTGCAGACATGGCAAATATACCAAGAAAACAAGCTAAAACAATTAACCTTGGTTTGTTTTATGGGATGGGTAAAATAAAATTACAGAAAGAATTAAATTTAGATCCTAAAAAAGCAAAAACTTTATTTGATACTTACCATTCTAAAGTGCCTTTTGTAAAACAACTGTCTCAAGATTTATCACAATTTGCAGCTGAAGAAGGTTTGTTATACACACTGGGAGATAGATTTTGTCGATTTGATAAATGGGAAAGTAGAGATAAAGAATGGAACTCTGAAACTAATCGTTTTACTGAAGTAAAACTTCACGCTACAAAAGAAGATGCTATAGATGCTTATAAATTAGAACAAATGGAAAAATATGGAAAATATATAGACCCTACTTGTGAGCATTTTGAAAAACATTATACTAGGGCATTTACATACAAAGCATTAAATAGATTAATACAAGGATCAGCTGCAGATATGACAAAAAAAGCAATGGTTGATTTATATAAAAAAGGTATAGTGCCTCACATACAGATACACGACGAGCTTTGTGTATCAATTAAGGATCAAGAAACACGGACCACGGTTCAAGAAACAATGGAAAAAGCTATTGAACTAAAAATTAATAATAAAGTAGACTGTGAATCTGGACCAAATTGGGGTACAATAAAATGAGGATAAATTATGGCTTACTTAAATGCAAACATACCACCGACTTATGCACAAATAAGAAAGGAGTATCTTTATGATCTTAAAAAACATAAGGGAGAAGTTAGTGACTGTATTATCTTTGGTCTTAGCGCTCTTACAGGAAGGGCTATATTATTTCATGCTATTATGGAAAACGGTGCAATATTTTATCGCTTACCAATTAGCGCGTTTATTCAACAGGGATTTGATGCATCCGGAGTGCCCTCAAGACGACTTGATGAACTACAGCTCTGGAATTGTTTTTCTTATTATCCTTCTGTTCATCGTTGGGATATACTAGACGGACAAGCCGGTAAGTATATAGGAAAAGATAAAAAATGGCACCCTGGAAAATATTTATTTACAGTTGACTTTGCACATCCAGAGTCTAATATACTTGACACTGATCATTCAGAGATTCCGCACGAACACAAGTGCGCTCACATAATTGCACTAGATGATGGTAATTATGCAGCACAACCTAACAATCGATGTATATGGGACATACCTTCTTTTACTGTAAAAGATGATATTCCTGATTGGAAAGTGCAGACTTCTGAGTGGAATGTTGAAGATAGCAGGGCTTGGCGTACAGAAGATACGGACAAGTTCTTCTATGAAATTGAGGAGAAAAAAAATGATTAATAAAATGAAAAGTAAAGCTATGCATTACTGGTCAGACCACAAGATTGAATGTCTTGTATTCGTTGTGCTTGTTATAGCCTACATAGTTAAGTAATGGATTTAGCAGCTTTATTGAAAAAAAACTTTGTATTAGTTCCAGTTGTGGCTTCGGTCTTAGTTGGAACTTTTACAGGCGTTAAGTATGTGGTAAATTTAACAGATACTATTAATGAAAATAAGACACAGATAGAAAACATTCAAAGAGATATAACTTCACTTACAGAAAAAACAAATCTTATTGCAGGTAAACTTGAAAGAGCTGAAGGAACATGGGAAATGGCAGAAAATTTATATGAAGTATTAGCCAACAAAGTAAATGAAATGCAATGGGATATTAAAGATTTAAACAGGGAAATAAATTATTAGGATGAACTATGGAGATTGCCAGGATGAATTACTACTTTACAGGTATGTTAATTATAATGCTAACTCTATTAGCATTTTGTGCTGGCCCTGCATATCCTAGAAACGAATACTTAAACTCATACCCAAACGAATGTAGAACAGGTGAAGTAGATGTATCTGTATCAGCTAGACAGTATGATTACGATAATTATGATAAAAGTTGGAATGAAAGTAACAGTCAAGACGTAAGACTTACATTTAGAAAATATTTAGGTAACTTACAGTGTAATGAAAGAAACGATTTAGCATTAGAGAATGAAAAGCTTAGACAACAGTTAGAGTTAATGAAAATGTGTAACAAAGTAAATAGAAATCCCACATTAAAACACAATGAAAATTTTAATTTATTGGTATCAAAATGTAGAGGTATTGTGCCTGTAAATATGAACGAAGAAAGACCTGAACGTAAAAATTTGTGGAAAGAAGAGAAGAAAAAATATCTAGAGGCCAATCCAGACGCCAAAACTATGGATAATACGACGTTGAAAATGCCTCCAAAAGACTTTATACTACCAAAACCAAAATCAAATGAATAATAAACCTTTAAACATATCTGAATCCGCTGCCGTGCAGATGCCGATGAAAACGGTTGCTAGTTTGATTTTGCTCGTCGCAGCTGGCGTGTTCGCATATACGGAGCTTACAGCAAGGTTAGTTTCGTTAGAGACATCACGTGAGCTATTTGAAAATGATTTGTTAAAAAAATCTGAGCAGGTCCCTACGGATCAGGAGCAACATTTTTTAATTGAGGATTTGTACAAGTCTGTAGAGAAGATGGAAGAGACTCAAGAGATGAACATGACAAATAAGGTGAACATCGAGTTTTTAAGAGAGC